GAAGAACAAAAAATCATTGCTACTGGTGAACATAATCTTGGTAAGGTTCCAATCGTTCAATGGTTTGGTCGTTCATCTCGTAAGATTGATATTCTACCTCCACCGGAATACTTGGCTATCGCTAGAACAAATCATCAAGTGTATCATCTATGTTCGCTATTAACGCAAATACTTAATATGCAGACTTTTAGTACATTGACATTGCCTGACAACGGACAGGGTGTGGACGATATTACGCTAGGTACAAATAATGTATTGATGTATCCGGCAGAAAGTAGTCATGCACCGGCTTTTATTGCACCAGATAGAGGACCAGCAGAGATTATCATGAGCGTTATTAAAATGCTTGTCGATGATATGTATCGGCTATCCGGAATTAATTCTGTAATAGGTGTACAGGAGGCAAAAAGCGGTGTCGCTAAGCAATGGGATTTTGAACGTACAAACCAACGATTAGCAGATTTCTCCGTACAATGTGAAAGTGCCGAAAACGATATTATTGAATTGTTTGAATTATGGACAGATACGAACGTAAATTATAAATGCGACTATCCTCGTGAATTCAAAATTAATGATATTACAGATAGTCTTGCACAATCTCAGGCCGTGCTAGATCTTGGACTAGGCAGCAACACTCTTAAAGTTGAAACAGGTAAAAAGGTATTGGACAGCTACATGCCTAACATTGAGCCTGAAACGTTCGATGAAATTGTTGCCGAAATTGAAGAAAGTGTTCAACGGCAGGAGCAAGACGAAACATATCATAATAATGATGAAGTAGAGGGCGGTGCAGAAGATGAGAACGCAGAGGGAGATAAACAAGGCAATAGATAGTTTTGAGCAAGAAGTCAAAGCACAGTTAGCACTTGGGCTTAAACCTAATGAGGCCGTTAGAAATGCATATGCAAAATATCCTGTTATGGATATGATGAAAGCTACTTTACAAGCAGAATTAGTAAATACTTTTATAGCAGGGTATGGCGGTAATGTTCCATACTCCGCTAAAAGTATCTCACAGGCTATGTCTGAAAGTTGGGCGAGTGATGATCTTACACTTTCTAAACGTTTATATAGACGTTCAAGTACTATAAGAAATGAAGTAGCCGACACCATCAAACAAGCGTTAAAGACAAATAAGACTGTAAAAGGGGTAGCAAAGTCAATTTTCGACGGCTATGGTGAGGGTGGTATTATCCCAGAGGCTAGCATACCGAAGTTTCTACATAAGCTATCCGATATAAATATAAGTGGTGAGGCTACTCCAGAGGCTAAGCGTAAGCAACGTGAGTTGTTACGCAGTGTTAAAGGAAAAATAGCAAGGCTTGATACTCCTTATGTTAGGGCTGCATATAATGAAGTAGCTGCAGCCGTTGAAGATGGCAACGAAGTTAGATTACAAAAGGCCATTTATAGTGCTACACAAGAAAAAGCACGTTATCATGCCGAGCGAATAGCACGAACAGAAAATGCGAGGGCTTACGCTGACGGCCAAATGAACAGATATTTAGACGATGAGGACGTGGTCGCTTTTCAATGGAAGTTATCCGCTAATCATCCAAGATATGATATATGCGACTTTTATGCGAATGCTGATCTATACGGACTTGGCAAAGGGGTTTATCCAAAGGATAAGTTCCCTCGACTGCCTGCACATCCGCATTGTATGTGTCATATTAAGCCAATGACTGAGCTCGATATTGATGTTAATAAGAGGCATACTAACCTTGAACAGGCAGGGCTAGAATATATAAAATCTTTGTCTAAGAAACATCAAGAAGTGTTGCTCGGTGTTAATGGGCGTGAACAGGTATTAACTGGCAAGGAGACATGGCAGAATATTGCAAGAGGTTGGACGTCTAACACTTTCAATGCAAGGGCTCCTGTTATGTCGCAAGAAATGCCTAAAAATACTGTAAAACTACATCCTCCAAAGGGCGGTAGTATAAATTCTGATTATATTATTGACACAAAAGTTATAAACAATAAGGCGTATCGTGATAAATTTAACGAATTAGGCTATTCAAAAAATATAACTAGATTAATATATTCAGAATGTATAGCATGCTTAAATGCTGCAAACGGTTATAACCGAGAACGTGGCATAATGATTGATTTAGCAACTAAAAAAGTCGGTAAAGAAAATATCGGTAAAATAGGATCTAATAATGTAGGGGTTTATTATCCTAACAATGATAAAACACCTACAAATCGATATGTAGTAATACACAATCACCCTAAAAATATTACTTTTTCTGTTACTGACATAAAAAACTATTTAACAAATAAATGTGTACATAGTGCCGTATTGGTGGACAGTTTAGGGAATGTATATCAAATCAAAAATATTAACAGAAATGTTAACGTTCAAGAGGTTGTAAAGTATGCAGATACTATGTATAATAAACTCAAGAAATATAACACTACATCAAAAGCAATGTCTGAGGTTATTAAATTTTTAGTTGAAGAGGGGGTGTTTGAATATGAAGAAAAATAAAGTTCCGATGATGATTATTGATGATAGTCAATATAAAGATGAACCGATTAATAGAGACCCAGATACTTCAATGGAGATAAGCGAAGAATTACAAGCTGAGTTAGACGAAATTAGAAAACAATTTAATTTTTAAGCACATGCATAGTTGCATGTGCTTTTTGTTTACGCCCTTTCATGTGTGATGATTGGGCGTATTTTTATTGGTGCAATTAGGCGGAGGCCTGTTGCGCCTTTTTTATTTTCATGTTTTACGGAGGTTTACACATGAACATTGCAGAAGTTTATCAAGCACTCGAACAATTGGAAAATGGCAAGGATCTTATCGACGCTATTAAAGGTGAAACATCTCGCCTTAATAACGAAGCTAAGACAACACGAGAAAAGCTACAAGGTCAAATTACTACGTTAACCGGTGAACGTGATACGCTTTCAACTCGTGTTAGTGAATTAGAGAACCAAGCAGGGGCTGGTTCTAACTCGCCAGAGTACAAACAACTCGAAAAGCAATTAAAAGCTATGAGCGACAAGTTCGAGCAAGCAGAAACTAAGGCAAAAGAAGCAGAAGCCAAACGAATTCAATCTGAAATTATGGCACAAACATTGGACGCTTTCACAAAGGCTAATGCGGTTGATCCGCAGGAGTTTGCACGATTAGTTGCCAATGACATTAAAGTTCAGGACGATGGCACTTATGGCTATCAAAAAGAAGATGGCACTATCGGTACTATTCAAGACCGCACCGCAGAATGGTTGCAAGGTAAATCTTGGGCCGTTAAAGCGACTGGCAATCCAGGTAGCGGACAAGGTGGTACAGGTGGCAGTGGTCCTGATGCAATTAAGGCTGAATTCGCTAAGGCTGTAGGCATTGAAATGTAATTATTTAATTATTGGAGGTCAATTACATGGCAGTTAATACATTACAATACTCTCAACAGTTTCAAACTGTACTCGACCAACAAATGTTAGTTGGTTCCACTACTGGTTTTATGGAAGTTAACGCAGGTCAAGTCAAATACGATGGCGGTGATACTGTTCATATTCCTGAAATTAGCATGCAAGGTATGGCGAAATATGATCGCGATGAAGGCTTCAATCGTGGTTCCGTTACTTTGAAATTCAACCCTTACAAAATGACACAAGACCGTGGCCGTACATTCTCTCTCGACTCCATGGACGTAAACGAAACAAACTTCGTTGCGACTGCTGGCACTGTAATGGGTGAATTCCAACGCACACAAGTTATTCCTGAAATTGATAGCTATCGTTATTCTAAAATTGCTGCGTTAGCAACTGCAGAAAATAAAGTAACAACTGGCTATGCTCCATCTGTAAATGATATTCTTGATAAATTGGACGCAGAAATTACAGACATTCAAGACGTAATCGGTGAAGATGAAGCACTTATCATCTGTATGTCTACTAAGTTGCGTTCTATCTTGAATAATGCGGATAAATTCCATAAATATTTGGACGTAGCTCAATTTAAAGCTGGTGCAATTAACACTAAAGTTCGTTCTTTTAATGACATTCCTATCCTTGGTGTACCTTCCTCTCGTTTGAAAACACAATACGTGTTTAACGATGGTAAAACTTCCGGTCAAGAGGCTGGCGGTTTTAAAGCTGATACAGCAGCCAAAGAAATTAACTGGATTATCATGCCTCAACGTGCACCGATTGCTGTATCTAAAACAGATAAAGTCCGTGTATTTACTCCGGACATTAACCAAAAAGCAGACGCTTGGAAAATCGACTACCGTAAATATCATGACTTATGGATTCCTAAAAATCGATTGGCTGCAATTCATGTTAACGTTGGTGCGTAAGGTAGGTGGATAATATGGCACGTCTTGTACGATTAAACGAAGTACAATATGTAAGCGAAGAATACGATATCAAACGCTTGCAAGATGAAGGCTTTACGATTGAAGAATTGGAGCCTGTCAAAGATGATAAAAAGCCAAAAAGTAGCGGTAAAAAGTCCGATAAAGAGGAGTAATCATGTTACCTAAAGAGGTGTTCGAGAGAAGGCTCAGACAAGCTGTTAAATCGAGCACCTTCATGGTGCAAAATGAGGCACAACAAAAGCATGATTTTATAACTCGTACCGCTCAATTGGAAAGGGCTGTCGATACAAAATTTAGTTTTGATAATGGCAATAATATTGGGGTAGTGTACATTGACAATCAGGTAGCACCTTATGGAATATTCGTTCATCAAGGTACAAAACCTCATGTTATTAAGCCTAAAACTAAACGTGCATTGCGTTGGGTTCCGATGGCTGGCAATAGCTTTTTCTTTGCTAAGGAAGTTCACCACCCAGGAACTAAATCCGACCCATTTTTATATGAAGCGTTGGAAAGAAAACGTAATGATGTATTTGATACATTTTCAAAAGCCACTGGGCTTGCTATTAATGATCTATCGAATAGCGATTGGCTTGGGGCTAAAGAAAAAGAAATTCGAATAGATATTTAGAGGTGTAACAATGCTATATGAATACGAAGAAATGCAGTTCACCGATGAGCTGTTAGGCAAAGAGGTTCTACCTCAACATGTAGAACGTGCAGAAAAAGCATTATATGCCTTTGCAAAACGTCTTGGCGTATTAGAAGGCGATATCGTAAGAAGTTATCTAGTCGATGAATTAGTGCAACTATATATATATCGTTTTGTATGCGTTGACAAGGCTTATGCGTTACCAGGTGCATATACTCGCGATGGCTCAACCGATGATTTTTACAGCAAAAAGCTGCAATATATCGATGAACGTATCACAATGTGCGAAAAGCAAATTACACCGGAAGAGTTAACAGGCGACCCTACTAAATATGCTAGGTATCGAACTGTAGAAATTTTCAGGGGGTAATATGTGGCTCGAACTCATGCAACATATCAAACGTGTAATTGATAGCCACGGAACAGGCTTTAATGTTATTCTTGGGGCTATGAGGCCACAAGCTGCAAACATCGATGCGAATGGTGTAATTATGGTTATTAGGGGAGAAACAACGCCGGGAGATAATGCCATTCAATCGGAATTGCAACAAGAGTTATACATTGAAGTGTGGGGCCGTAATGACGACCCTGATATGAACGTAGGTTATGAAGTTATCGCTAAGTTCGAGGATACTTTCGAGGCGATTATGAGTAATCTTCGTAATTCGTGTGGCAGATTAGTTCCGAAAGCATGTATCTTGCAAGATAGTGGCTATCAAATCATCGATATTAAATGTACAAGTAAAGTAGGCGACCATGATTCAGTACGGCCATTAATTGGCACGCAGTACAGATTTGTGGCTCGCCTTATTAATTTGAATGAAGAAACAAACGGAGGTATCTACTAATGCCAGCTTCACCAGCTACAGCAAAAAAACTTTATAAACCGCAACAGGCTGCAATGCCTACTGCCGGTAAAAATTATTTAATCTATGTTAATGTTGGCACCGACGAAACAACAGGTGCTGAATGGCTTTTATTAGGCGGACAACGTACAGGTGATGTATCTCGTAAAGCTGATAGCATCGATGCATCTCACAAAGGCACTAACGGCTGGAAGTCTACTATTCCAGGGCTTAAAGAGTGGTCCATTGACCTTGAAACATTGCTTATGCCTAACGAAGAGTCATTGCAATTGTTAGAAAAAGCGTTCTTGAATGATGATCTTATCAACATCAAGATTGAATATCCTAATAAAGCCTACATGACAGGTATTTGCTCCATTACAGAATTGTCTATGAACACACCACATGACGATGTGGCAACGTATAAAGGCAGCTTGAATGGCGTAGGTCCATTGTCCGAATTAAAACAACCATAATTTATAGTTAGTTAATTAAGGAGTGCGCACTCATGAAAAAAATCACTTGTGATGTATTTAATACTGGCGAAACAATTTATTTTACGATTGGTCGAATTGCTGAACTCGAACAGCTATGGGGCGAACCTATTTTTAAAGCAGTTCAAGCTGGGGCAATGACGTTCCAACAATTAATCACTGCATTTGTTGTCGGAATGAAGCACGAAGGTCGTAAACGCGATTATATTTACTACCAGGAAAAGCTACAACAATTATTCGATGAAGGCGAGGTTCAATATTTAGACCTTGTACAGTTAATTGTAAAAGCATTAATCGGTAGTGGTGTCTTTGGTAAGGCTGCGTACTATGCATCATTTCCAGAAGAAGCTGACGAAAAAGCACAATCTGAAGTAGAAGCAGAGGAAGCAGAAGCAAAAAACTAGAAGGGGGCTATACAGCCCCCTCTTTTAATTTATGGATAACAAAGGCCGAGCGTACGGCGTATGGTCCACTCAATTTGAAGCCTTGGGAGTTTATGAAATTAAGCCCTATGGAATATTACAAACTGGTGGAAGGGTACGAATTGCGAATGGAGATTGAGGACCGTAGACAGGCTTATTTTACGTGCATAATGACAAACGTTCATATTGCTGGCAATAAGCGGTTAAAAGTCGAGGACATCATGAAGCAATTACACCCTATGACATTGGCACAACGCAAAACGGAAGAAAAGTTATTCATGGAGGAATTTAGACAGGCGGGAGGTGAGATATAAGAAAATGGCAGATTCACAAATCAATGTACGCATAGTCGGTTCATCGAGTGGTGCCGAGCAAGCACTCGATAGGGTAGCTAAGAAAGCGGAAAACGCGCTAGGTAAAGACGTTACTGCTTCGATGGAAGCTGTTAAAAGCAAAGCACAGAAGATCTTCGGTATAGAAATTCCTAGTATTATGAATGCCGCAAAAAGTGGTGCTGCATTTGGTGCTGCGGCAATAGGAATTGAAGCTGCAGGGCGAGCCATGAAAGATATGGCAGTTAGTGCTGTTCAAACCACCGACCAGCTTACACAGATTAGGGCACGTATCAATTTGATTAATGACGGCAGTCAGTCTACTGCTGAAATTATGGACAAGATATATAGCGCCGCTAATCGTTCTCGTGGTAGTTATTTAGATATGGCCGATAGCGTGGCTAAGTTGAACATGCTTGCAAAAGACGCTTTTTCATCTAACGACGAAGCAATTTATTTTGTTGAACAGTTAAATAAGCAATTTAAAATCTCAGGTGCTAGCGTTGAAGAAACAACATCAGCTATGTACCAGTTAACGCAAGCAATGGCAGCTGGTAAGCTACAAGGGGACGAATTCCACTCTATTATGGAAAACGCTCCGATGTTGGCACAATCTATTGCCAGTGAAATGGGCTTGACTGTAGGTCAATTAAAGGAAATGAGCTCGCAAGGGCTTATTACTGCTGACATTATCAAGGAAGCCCTATTCAATAGTGCAGAAGAAACAAACGCTAAGTTTGCAGAAATTCCTATGACGTTCCAAGATATAGGAACGCAAGTTCAGAATGAATTAATAGCTGCATTTCAACCGGCTATGGAAGAAATAAGCAACATGACAAGCTCCGGTGTATTGAACGATGCACTTGCTGGTTTGTCTATTGCCTTTCGTTTAGTTGGTACTGCTGCACAAGCAGCCATTATTACTGTAAGGGGTGCATTTAGTGCGTTATCTGTTGTAATTGGTACAGCTAAGAATATTGTTACGAGCTTTGCGAACCTGTTCAGGACCGCTATGCCAGGGGTTGCCACTGCTATTGTAGGTGTTACCACTGCATTTATTACTTATAAAGCAACTGTCGCATTATGTAGCACTCAAACTGCTGCATTGACGGTTAAAACAGTAGCGTTAAAAACAGCACAAGTAGCTTCTGCGATTGCAACTAGGGCTTATGCTGTAGCAATGACTGTTGTCAAAGTAGCAATTCAAGGTACTATTTTATCAATAGGCGCATTGACTATGGGGACAACTGTCCTTAAATCATTATTCCTAGCATTGAGAAGTAGCACGATAGCTGCAGCTACTGCACAACGTGTGCTAAATGCTGTTATGAAGGCGAACCCAGTCGGAATATTAATATCTGTCATAATGACTTTGGTCGGTGTATTTGCGACTGCCTCTGCTGCATCAAATGGGTTTGGTAACACGTTAAGCTCAGTATTTTCGACTATTGTTCATACCGCCGTTTGGGGTGTGAATAAAATTATCGAAGGGCTTAACTGGTTAATTGCAAAACTTAATAGTGTGGGGGATAAAGTTGCAAAGTTCTTTGGTACTACATTTACTGCTATTCAACAAGTCGATACAATCAGCGCTGATGATACACAGGCCTTTATCAATAAAGCAGAGGATATGGCCTCACAAGTCATGCAAGGTGTAACAGGTGGTGGTGATACTGGTTTCGATGGTGGAGCAGGTGGCGGCGGAGGCGGTTATGATACTGGTTCCGGTGGTGCTGGTGGCGGAGGTGGTTCCGGTGGCAGTGGTGCATCTGGAAAGGATCTTGCAAAAGAGGCCAAAGAGGTTCACGAAAAAATCTTGCAATCGTTCTTAGAAATGCAAGGCAATCAAGTCGAATTAATTGAATTACAATATAAGAAAGAACGAGAAGAACTTGATAAATCTAAAGACGCTAATTCGAATTATCAAGAGGACCTTAAAAACCTAAACGATGTTTATACTGATAAACGCATCAAGGCTAAGCAAGAGGAATTTACAAAGCTCCGTGCTATTGAAACAAGTATTCGTGATATGCAGCAAGATTTTGCGTTTAAAACTTCAAGTAAAGATAGTACAGGCAATGTATCTCCTGCCGTACAGTTGGCAACAGATTATGCCAACGCCATTGATGAAGTCGAGGACCGTTATGCAAGCATGGTTGATGAATTCATTAAAATGGATAAAATGCAACAACAACATCATATTGATATGTTGAAGAAACAAGGCGTTGAATTCGAGATGAGTGCCGATGGACAAATCTCCTACGAGAAAATGAAAAACGAGGAATTGTTAGCGGTACAAGATGAGTATGCTAAAAAGGCATTACAACAACATACTGAATTAGTAAACGAGAAGTATGCTATTGAGGAGGCTATGCGTACTCAGAACTTCGAGGCACTTCAAGCTGCATTGACAGATGAGTACATTGCAGAACAACAGCACTACGACTTAAAAAAACAGCTTCTTGAGGAGTGGAAAGAAGCAGTATTCGATGCTCATTGGAATGGACAACAAGTTATGTTTGACGCTGCACAAGCCGGCTTGGATAGTTTTCAAAATTCTATTTCAGGGCTTATTCAAGGTACAACAACTCTTATGCAAACATTCCAAAATCTAGGCAAAGCGATACTCAAAACTATTGCGGATAGCGTAGCACAATGGATAGCCGGACAAATTAAACAAGCCGTATTCGGCAAAATGTTGGCAGCTCAACAGGCTGCAACTGGTACTGCTGCGGCTAACGCTCAATATCCGGCATGGGCTGCATTGGCTCAACAAGTTAGCATGGCAACAGGTGGTGCTAGTGCTATCGCTGGTATGGCTGCATGGAGTGCTAACACGGCAGCTGGTGCAGCTCAAACAGCTACACAAAGTGCGTTCTCCGGTATGTTTAATTCCGGTTCAAGTGGATTTAGTAGCAATCTATCACTACCAAAATTGGCAAGCGGTGGTGTGGCTTATGGCTCGACTTATGCTGAGATTGGCGAAGGTAAGTATAAAGAAGCTGTATTGCCTTTGAGTGAAAGTACATACGACGAAATTGGTGGCGGTATAGCTCGTGCCAATGGTGGCGGTGCTGGTAGCATTACGTTTAACGTATCTGCTATGGACGCTCAATCATTTGGAACATGGCTCGAAAACTCCGCAGGACGCTCGCTAAGACAGTTTTTAGTTAACCAAGATAGGGAATTCATAGCAACGGAGGGGACGTGGTAGTATGGCAGATTTAATTAAATTTCCGGATATCAAATCCCTTGCATGGAAGTCTACGAAGGCTCAAAAATGGGACACTAAAATAAAGCGTACTGGGAGCGGTCGGGTGCGTACCATGACAACGTGGCAGTATCCGCAATATACAATTACTACTGAATTTGCAATATTAACTCCAGAGGAGCATAAGCAAATCATGGGGTTCTATGCAAAAGTAAAAGGCGGTACAGTTCCTTTTCTTTGGTTGGATCCAGAAGATTTTGAGGAAAAGGGCATTCGTTTAGGCACTGGAGCTCAGAACGAATGGCAAGCAGTTCGCTTGTATGGTGATTTTAGAGAACCAGTCGCACATATTGAAAACCTAAAATTATATGCTAATGGGACACCGATAAATGCCGTATCTGATAAGGGCGTAATTAGGTTAGCACAAGGGGTAACAGTAGCACCGACTGCGATTATTACTGCTGACTATACATATTATTGGAAAGTTATGTTCAGCGGTGATTATACAGACGAGATTATTTATAAAGACATATTCAAGTCTAAGTCTTTTAAATTGGTAACAGTGAGGTGAGTAAATGAAGGAAGTCGGACAGATTTTAAGCAATCATTTAAGCACATCTCAATCATTTTTGTCTTGTGATTTGTACGAGTTAAAACTAAAAAGCGGTATCAGCTATTACTGGGCCGATACCGATGCAGATGTAAATTATGGGGGCCATACTTATAAAGGTGATGGCCCTATTATTACGCGTGAAAAGATAGCTACGAACAGTACTGTTAGCGTTGATAAATTAAGCGTAACCATTACCGCTAGTCAAAACGACCAAATTGGTGGTGTGCCTGTATTGGAAGTCGCTCATAATGGTGGTTTAGACGGCGCAACGCTTGATCTACGCCGTGCCTTTTTTGACGATGCTGGCAAGGTGATTGAGTGCATAGACCTATTCCATGGAATTTGCGAAGTAACACAGGGCGGTGGCTTTATATTGAAGATTAGTGCAAAGTCAGTTGTACAAAAGCTCAATATCGAATATCCAAACCGAAGATATTATCCTCAATGTCCTTATAGTATTTACTCGAAAGAGTGCGGTGTCGATATTAAGGCTTATCGCAAGAAAGCAAAAGTAACAGCTGTTACTGGTACGAATACCGTACAAATCGATATACCATTTGAGGACGGCTATTATACGGCCGGTGGTATGGAATGGATAAGCGGACCATTAGCAGGGCAAGCAACGCAAATTATGGATAGTAAAAATAGCACTATTATTTATATGAGTGCTACGAACACATCACCTCGTATTGGTGATGTAGCTTATATCTATCCAGGGTGTGACAAAACACCGACCACTTGTAAGAATAAATTCAATAATTTTAGTCGGAATAGGGCGACACCTTATGTTCCTTTAAAGGAGACGATACGATGAAATTAACAACAGGTGAACGTATAGCAAATGCTGCATGTGAATGGCTAGGCACTCCGTATCAAAATAACGCTATGGTGAAAGGTAAAGGGGTAGACTGCTCATATTTATTGGTGGCTGCAGTTGTTGATAGTGGCCTAATGAATATTGCAGATTTTAACATCGAAAACTATTCCAATGAATGGCATTTACATCGTTCCGAAGAAAAGTACCTGAAATATGTTAAACAGGTAGCAGACGAGGTGCCTTTTGATGATCTTCGTATCGGTGATTTTCTACTATACCAATATGGACGTTGTATTTCGCACGGTGCCATTTATATTGGTAACAATTTAGTAATTCATGCGTTCGTTGACTTGGGCGTTATTCTATCATCGATTGACGATGTATTATTTTATGACGCAAAAGGAAAAAGTCGCTTGCGTGCTGTATATCGTTTCAGGAAAGGTGGTAAATAATGGGATTTTTATTTA